AGCAGGAAAGGTTCCACTTCAAGACTTTATGAATACTAGCATGGCAGTAACTTCAATCAATTCAAATAAAAGATTACATTGCTTTAGAAATCATGAAAGACCTTTATGGTATACAAGAGTTTCCAATGGTGTTATATTTACATCAACAAAAGATATTGCTAAAAGATCTGGACTAAATAATTCACAGAAGTGTGATATGTTTGTTGAGTATAATTTCGAGAATGGAATGTTGCGTGGTGATGATGTTGATTATGATAATTCAATTGGAGATTTACAATGAGTTTTGATAAGAATGATTTTACATGGGGATATGAAATAGAATGGGGAGATATTGACCGTCGGTTAACTATCCCAGAACATCTAGGTCAGTGGGAGTATAGCGAAACCGATGTTATTAATAAACAACCAGAATTCTTTAATGTTGCCTGCGACCCATTAGGGATTGACCCACCATGGGGTGGTGAGGTTAACACTAAACCGACTAACACTTGGCAAGAGCAAGTTGACCGTATCATGGAACTCAAGAAGTTCTTTGAAAGTCATGGTAACGTTCCTTCTGCATCATTTATTTCTCATGGTCATATTCATGCCTTCGTCCCAGGATTGAAAGAAGATATTGACGCATTGAAAAGGTTGGTTGCATACATTCGGGACAACCAAGCATTGACTGTTCAAGCAGTAGGTGCATATGAAGACTTCGCTGATATGAAGAAACATAAAGGTGCCAAGATGTATTTGAAACTTGATGGTGGAAGGCAAATGCCTGAATACATGACCAGCAATATTATAAATCTTGCTACAGACTTCGACCACTTTATCAATCTTCATAGAGCAGGTAAAGATGGTGTGTCAATGGGTCGACCATTTAGATATGCTATCAATACATATTGTATGAAGCATACAGGAACTATTGAGTTCCGTTGTTTCCGTGACTCTATTGACAGAGATGAAATTGAAGCACAGTTTCGTTTTGTTGAGATGTTCATTGATGCAGCATTGAATGATGGTCCAAACGTTGCAACGATTCTTCGTGAGAATGAATTTAAGTTCGCACCATTCGTCTGGGATCCTGTTGGATGGGACGGATATCTGAAAACGAAATACGATAAGAATCGTGGTAAGAAGGAGAGACAATTCTTTGAAGTTGCGTAAAACAACGAAGCAAGAATTTGAGTCGGCAATCACTTCCGATAAAGGTGACAACTTTGCCAGGACTTTTCTTGCAAAGGCAAACATGCAAGACCAATGGGATAAATGTATTGGTGCATGGGAAGAGGATAAACTTCTTGGTGCTATAATTACAACAGTTTCAGTCCGAAAACCTCATGTCGCAAATCTTCAATTATTACATTCCTTTGTTGGACATAGGGGAAAGGGTGTTGGTAAGATTCTATGTGAAGACTCATTACGAAAGGCAATTGTCGATGGAGCATCTTATTATAGAGTATCCAGCGAAGTTCCGTCAATTGGATTTTATGAACGAATCGGTTTCACCTTTCTTGGTGAACAAAAAAGCAAAACACAACTATCAATATTCAGAATTAATGGACCAGAGTTCAAGGACGGTGTATATGATATGAATGATGATGTTATCTACAAAGCAGTAAATAGGAAAGGAAAGGGTGGTTGCGTCAAAATATTTGTTGACCAACCAGAGGGATTATCTGATTTTCTTTGAAAATCATTAAAATATCGCTTTACTTTCTTGACAAAATAGGGTATAATAGGGTATAATGAGAAAAAAAGAAGGTTATTATTGGTCTGTTAGTATATCGGTTTAGTATATCGCCCTGTCACGGCGAAGGGACGAGTTCGATTCTCGTACAGACCGCCATTAAAAAAGGAGAGTCAAAATGAGTATGACATTTTTTACTAAAAAGAACCTAAAGAAAATTGGTGATGAAATAGTTTATATTAATGAGGATGGTGAACGGAAAGTTATTGCTGTATTTAAAAGCAACAATTCTCGTGCCAATAAATTCATGAGATTTATACGAGAAAATGTTACTGTAGAAAAATACTTGCAAGAATTGGAAGAAGGTGCATCACCTTCCGAGATCGCAAGGGACAGAGGTTTCTACTAAATCGGTCACTATCACGATATGGATTTTAGATTGAAAGAAAATAGGCAAGAGGCATTTATTAATTGGTTCGGGTGGTCGTTGGAAATAGAAGATTGCGATTCCGCATTGTTCATGACCAATTACTTCTTCGACAGATTTGAATATAATACCGAACAGAAACTTTGGTTGATTTGGTTATATGGTATAACGTATTATTGGCCAACTGCATATGTTATCTGGAATGAGTTTCCTGATATGGAATTGGTCGGCATTGATAGGTTGAATGAGTGGAATAATGAAAATTATTCTAGACTTCGTTATCAGACTGATACTAAATGGAACAAAGGTCATCTTCCTGCCCAGTTTGAATCATATAAAAAGTGGGTTGGGAATAGAACTCAAAAACAAGCATTTGAAGAACACTTAACCGATGACCCAATTAGGAATTTTTATAACTTATGGAAAGTCGCAAACAGTTGGCATAAATATGGACGATACACTTCTTGGTTCTACTTACAAACTATTCATCAATGTACTGATATTAATGTTGAAGTAGATAGTCTTTGGTTACATGATTACTCTGGTTCTAAATCTCATCGGAACGGATTATGTTTCGCAGTAGGTAAAGACGATTGGGTTAATGAGAAGTTAAATTCAAAACAATTAGACTTTTTAAATATTGAGGCAAAAGGATTATTAGCAGAAGTTAAAAAACGATTCCCGAAAACTGCAGAGAAGGCAGATTACTTCGCAATGGAAACTGCTCTTTGTTCGTTTAAGAAATTGTTCAGAGTTCGTGCTGGTAGATATCTTGGTTACTATCTTGATAGACAAGCAGAAGAAATTAAAAAGGTCACAACAGATAATTGGACTGGTATAGATTGGGAACCAATGTGGGATGCTCGAAGAGAAACAGTGAGAAATAAATATCTCACAAACGAAATCAACAAAAGTAAAATGGAGATATTTTTAGACAGTGGTGTTATAGATTACAATAATACCTTTACGAAAAAAGAATTTGGACTAGGGAGTTTTATGTGATGAAATTAATTTATTTGATTGGCATGCCAGGAACTGGCAAATCAACGGTGATGAAATCCTTTATGGAACGACACACACCATGGGTAAAAGATAAACCAGCAGAACTTTTAGAAACTCATGTATCTGGTAATATCAGAGTTCTGGGTAAGTATGAGGATGGTGAAAAGTTTAGTGGAACTGACCGACTATCAATGGCAGTTGCTCCAAAAGCAATTGAATGGTTGTCAACAGAACCTGACGAAATTATTGTTGGTGAGGGTGATAGGTTAAACAACAAGGCATTCTTTGAAAAGGCAAGAGATCTTGGCGAACTACATATTATACAACTAACAGTTTCTGATGAAGAACGTGAACGTAGATACAAAGAACGTGGCAGTGAGCAACCTGAAAAGTTTATTCAGACTGTCAAGACTAAATGTAATAACATTGCAAAACATTTTGGTGAACAAAATACGTTATTTGGTTATGAAAAGGGTTATGTGACTGATATGAACCATCATGATTCGGATGATACGGACGAAATTGTTGAAAAAATGCTGGTTTTATGTACTTAATATAGAATATCTATACATTAATATAGAATTTCTTTCGAAAATATGTCTCCACAACTCCAAAAATAGAGTATAATAGGTACTATAAATTGATAAAAAGGAGTTAAAAATGGAAAGTGAAATTGTGTTTTTGTTAGTGATGTTAGGAAATTTAGGTATTCACATTCTTTTAGGGAGATATTAAGATGGTAGTTACAGATTTAATATATAGATTGGTTGGACGTTCAGACTCAACATGGTCTGAAACGGTTGAAGGAGATGAACGTCAAGATACTTTTCATATAGGTTTTGATGGTGATGAAGACAGAAGAGAAACTGTTCGTTCAATACTCCAACAAAGTGGCGTTCGATTGAGTGAAGTTCAACGCTTGCAGGATGAGGGAGTTGTCTTAGACGTTGTCTTAGATGATTACCATGTCGGACTTACGTGTAGTCTAGACAGTGTTTGGGTTTTTACACATTGGACACGTGAAAGATTATTAACATTATAAAAAAAGGAGTAATATAAAAATGGCAACAGCTAAAAAAATTAAAGGAATACCACAAGGATATAACTACAGAGGTTATGTCATTGCGAAGGGTAGTTCAATCATCGCAGGTAACGTCGCTAACGACAATCCAAAAGATTGGTTCATTGGTAAAGATGTTCCATTATTTGAAGATGTTGAATGGATTGAAATAACATCATCGTTGAAAGATTCTAAGGAATGGATTGACATTAAAGTGGACTATGACATACCTCCAACGCTAACAGAAAATAGGTTAGAAGCACGTTGGGACGATTTAGTTGATTTCGTGCAGAAAGGTAGATATCTTTGTATTTACCAAAAAGGTACGGATGGTCTTATAGACAAAATTAAAGGTACTGGACCATGGTACACATATACAACACAAGAATGGAGTAATGCAGACCAACGTTTTATTAAGTTGCCTGAGAAGATTACACATACTTGGACTGCTGATCATGTTCGTAAAGTATATAATGAACGCATGAAGGAGTCATGGGTGATGTCACATGCCTGTGACTTTTAGGAGCGAACATGAAAAAGATAATTTTGTTAATTATAATTTTATTGGGGTTGTACTTCACGTACAACCTATTCAGTTTGGTTGAACATGCAACACAGTCGCAGATTGTCTGTCCAAAAGGATTTCATTTAATGCCTGATGGTCATTGTATGCTCGACAGTGAAATGTAAACCATGACCGAAAAGGTAACACAAGAATGTGAAGATGAAGGTTCTTCATGGGACGTTGTCATTACATCTGAAGATATTTCAGAAAGACAAAAGTTAAAAGAAAAACGTTTAGAGATTTGTAATTCGTGTGAGAACATGAAGACCATTAATGGTAAGGAGTGGACAAAGTATTGTGGGTTGTGTATGTGTTCGTTAGAACTCAAACCTGCATTGAAATGGGCGAAATGCCCTATTGGAAAATGGAAGGACATTACATGAAAAATATTAAAGGTAAGTTGAGAGATTGGACAAGTAAAAAATGGCACAGACATCACAATTGGAGAACTGGAACAGGAAAGTTTTTAAAAAAGATTATGAATAGAAAGATTAGACATCAGACTATCAAACCAGAGGACTTGGAAGAATGAGTAATGACATTAATCAATTAAAGGTGAAGAAGATTGAACCGAAGGTTATTAAAATGAAGTTCAACACTATCACGAGATTTACTGCCACATGGTGTCAACCCTGTCATGTATATGCTCCGATTTTTGAATCTACAACGAGTGAATTTGAAGAAGATTGGAATGTGAAATCGTTAGATATTGACACTGAAGAAGGACATTTGCACGCCCAAAAGTATGGAGTTCGCAGTGTACCATCCACTTTAATTGAAAAGAAAGGTGAAAATCCACAACTTTTTGCAGGTATTATTCTGGCAGATGACCTAAAAAGTTTGTTAAATTAGTCAAAAAAACGCTTTACTTTTGGAGCAAAATAGGGTATAATATATGTTATATGGGGAAGATTTTAGATGAGAACGACTGAGATGATTATGGATGCTACAGAATATGCCACGAAGGCACACTCTGGCCAGTTCCGAAAGGGTGGTAAAAACATCCCATATATCACTCATCCCATTGCCGTAATGGAGATTTGTAGGGAGAAGGGTGGTTCAATTGAGGCGCAACTGGCGTCCGTTTTACATGATATTGTTGAGGACTGTGAGGGGTATACCTTGAGGGATATATCGCGAAGATATGGTACTACTGTCGGTCTTCTAGTTGATTTTGTTAGTGAGTCAGACAAAAGTCTACCTTGGAAGGTGCGAAAAGAACGTTATGTAGAACGTCTAGAAGAAGCACCATACGATGCCGTTGTAGTGTCTGCAGCCGATAAACTCCACAACCTTCGTTGTACATATGAAGATATTATGGAATTAGGTGACGATGCGTGGTCGATGTTTAACAGTCCACGTGACCATCAGTTCTGGTTTTATGAGTCGTTGATTAGAATTTACGACAAATATGGGTTAAATATTTATTCAACTGAGATGAAAAAATTGATTGAAAAGTTGAAATTAATGGTATAAATAAATTTAACGTTACTGAAAAAGGACGTTTCTGAGGTAGAAATGGGATGAGATTCCCTCTAATAAACTACCGCATCCGCAACGATGTCAAACTAATTTGTTAAATGTTATAGGAGAAATAAATGCTAGATAAAGTAAATGGTTGGATTAAGTCAGCCACATCAACAGGTGTTGCGTTAATTGCGCTAACAATCGTACTTCAAATTATATTTGGAGGTGGTGTGCCTTTCTTAGGTGGTGATATCATCGGTACAATCACGGGAATTATTGCTACACTAGGTGGAGAAGGTCTTGTTGGAATTCTTGCTGCCGCAGTGATTTACAAATTGTTCACTTCTACTTCAAGTAAATAGTAGGGACAGTTCTAGATAATGTTTTACCGCACGGGCGCTCATGTTACCAATAATTTGGTTACTCCTGCCTTTTAGCATCTTGACTGTGGTGTGTGCAAATACAGTCATCTAATTTTAAACGAGAAGGAAATGAAATGAAGAAGTATTTTTTAATTGGTGTAATTGCTATGTTTTTAGCAGGTTGTGGAATGTTTCCAACGGACTTTATGACGAACCTCGTTTCGCCAAATGAAGTAGCAGAGGAAGTAGCACCTGTCACAGAAACTTTGGACAACCCGATTTCGGAGTAGTTCCCGAACATTCGGAGTAGTTACATCCCAAGATAAGCAACTGCTCAACAGCAGTTGCTATCTTTTATTTTTGGAGAAATGTAATGAAGAAAAAAGCAGTGATAAGAAATAAACTTCTGCATGCCGTAAGGACGCCGATGTTTAGATCTCGTGTCGAAAAAGACAAGAAAAAAGAATCGAAGAAAACAGGAAGTTATCTAACTCCATTAACAAGTACATTGATACAGTGTCCTTCTTAATGGGTTTAGAACTTCTTCAAAACCGAGATTGCGGGGATAGAACAACATAGAGATGAAATATTAAATAACAACTACCAAGATGTATGTAATGGGTAAACGTCGTTATTAAAATTATTTGAAACTTATGAATCGTTCTGGAGACAATTTAGTTTTTATTCATGTCTCACCTGCACGGGAGTTTTCGGATCTCCCACCTATTCGTCTTTCAATTCGGCTCTTATGAGACCTTGAATGAATGCTTGAGGTGTTATCTCATCACGTACAGCTTGAATAATAAATTCATGTATCTGTATCTCTTTCTCTAAGAAAAACTTCTTACTGAGTAAGTCTTTCAGTTGTGCTTCAAATGCCCTTAACTCTGATTCTTTCCTAACCTTTTGTTCTATGATATCCGTAATGGATATAATAGTCTTGTCGTCTCCAAGTGTCTTAATCTTGCGAGCCATTTGACTTTAATCTTTTCCTGTTTTTGGAATCATCATGCGGTCGCAGATGAACAAATCATTTACATTGTCGCAGGCAAAAACGTATTCACGTCTCAACAATTCTACCTCAAGATCGCTTAACAAATTCATTTCAGCATCCATATGGATTTCTTCAATTATTATTTGAGGCTCTTCTGTTACTACAACTTCTTCTGAAGTAATAAAACCTTCAGCAATTGGTTTGTAGATTGTTCCAGTTCCAGTGACCACTGCTGCGAGTGCAACAAAAATAATAGCAAAGAATACTGGTTTATTAAACCACCAAGATTCTTTTTGCTGAACCACCTTCTTCTTTTTTGATTGGGTCTTCCTTTTCATCTTTTAATTTCTCACTTCTATGTGTCAATTCATAACGCATCAACTTTCGTTCTTTGCGTCGTTTCTTCATCTTCGATTTTTTCTTACTCATTAATATAGTTTTCCAAATGGTCCAAATCCTTTCCCCTTCTTTTGTGCCAAGAAATATAAGTCAGTCATTAATTCATCTTTCTTACTTCCTTGTAGTGATATAATTTTAGATATTAAATCTAATTGCATTAACTTCGCAACTGCTACAGATATATTGCTTGTATAGAACATTGCCATAGACTCCACGAATTGATTATTTCTAATGTTTGTTTTAATGTGTGGATTTACTTTATTAAATAAATTCTGCCAAGTCTTTTCTTTTGCCATAAAGTCGTCTAAAGTTTTAGGATATCTCTGGTGCTTATTGTTCAACGTTTTGCCATATGTTTGCATAGTTGATGCAAGCAGATCTAATGGAACCTTTCCTAATCTTGCCTTGCTAGCACTCAAATCCCTTCCTTCAACCTTTAAATTACTTATACCAGTACTATTTTGTCTACATTGGAATTCTGCTACTGTATTTCTATTATCATCAGTAATGGCAATTATAGAACCTGTACTAGATCCATCAAAATAACTCCTGGTGGGTCCCAGATAGTAACTGGACATAGCACTTAAATTTGTTGATGATACGTTAACCAATTCCCATCGTGCCACTTTGCCAGACATTTTCTTTAGACTTATTCCAACAACTTTATTATCATCAAACAATCCACGAAGTTTAGAATTCAATTCTATAATGTTAACTGAACTTTCTAAATCTTGCATTTGCTTTTGGGGATTTGATACTAACCAAATATCTGCTGGATTCCAGGAGTCTTTCTTTGAAATACCTAAATCTTTAACAAGATGTGTTATGTCTGCCATGAAACCATCTTCACGGACAAAATCAAAATTGGGGTTGTTTGGAACTTTATCGGCAACAGTTTTTTGTTGCTCAAAGAATACATCCTGCCACTCGGTATCCATATCTGGATATATTTTCGCCAGTTGAACCTTACAATCCGTAAGGAATTTTACTTTGTCAGAATATCCATTTTTATTAAGACCTTGTTCAATAGCATACATCGATGCTAGTTCCTGCATTCTTGTAGACTTCGCATCTGGAACACCCTTGCTTGTTGCTCCACTGTATTTACTTTTATCTATTTGTGACCAGGAATGAGCAGATTGGGCATTATCGGAAATGAACATTGCTCTATAATTATTGCCGTCTTTTAACAACTTATCAATTTGTGGTTGCTTTGCTGCTTTGATTGCTTTTATTAAAGCATCAACGTCATCGGTTCGTTTGATTTTTGTAGATTTACCGTCAAGGAATTTAATTATATTCCCTTCTTGTAGATCTTTGGACACTAGGTTTAAATATCTTTCGCCGACCTTTGAGTCTTTCGCACTGAATTTACTCATTCCAGTTTTTACTATCGTTCTTGATTATATTTGAATATTGTCGTCTTAAGAAATGTTTGTTTCGTTTAATCCAATTTTCCATTGAGTACGTGGTTGCCTTATGCGTTACACTTAAGACTTCATTGCAATGTCTGGCCCATTGACTTGCTAGCCATAATCTAAAATGACTAAAATGTGATTCACTTGTTGTTATATATTTCATAATAATATTTATATTTCTATAAAATTGGCAATGTCGTCTTTATAATATCCTAATTCTACTTCTTTCTCTTTAATCCATTTTTTAAGTGCTGTTAGTTCTTCTATATACTGGTCTCTAGCGACCAGGAATCCCGTCTCATCATTATTTCTAGAATAACGTTCATTACAAATGTCTATGTTATTAATAAGGTTTCTAATGATGCCTTGGTATGGCTGTCTAAAACCTAATGGGTCTTTATGTTTCATATTATGCCATCTTGTATATGGTTATAAGTTCTTCTTTTCCTTTGACTTTAATATCACCAATCTTTTCAGAGTTATGAAACATATCAGGTGGGAGTTGTTCTCTTGTCATAGAGGAATAAATTGTTGGTGACTCTTTAAATTCTCCTCGACCTGCAGTTGCTTCTAGTCGTGCAGCAAGATTAACGGCATCACCTATCACGGAAAAATCAAATCTTGTGGAAGATCCCATGTTACCTATAATAGCATCTCCAGTATTCACACCAGTTCCAACATTGATATCAGGAAGTCCTCTTTCCTTATACAATTCTTTAAGTTCTCTCGTCTTTGCCTCAATTTCAATAGCACTCTTAACTGCCATCTCCGCATGATTAGGCATATCTAATGGGGCATTAAATACTGCCATGATACAGTCACCCATAAACTTATCTACCATGCCACCGTTATTTAATATGATATTTGTCATATCATCAAGGAACTCATTTACTAATACGACCAAACCTTCTGGGTCATTTTTGTTTTTATAGTATTCACTAATGGGGGTGAACCCAATAATGTCCATAAACAGATATGACATCTCTTTCCTTTCACCACCCAACTTGAGCAAATCTGGATTCTTTTGAAGTGCTTTGACTTGACGAGGATCCAAGTAATGTTCAAACTGTTTTTTAATTTGTTGTTTGAGTTTAAATTCTAATATAAATCTATTGAACGTAGAATGAAATCCTACAATAAAGAATGTTAATAATGCCCATGTAATATCTACTAATACTAATTGAGTTTCAAACATATATTGGAAGTAATATATACCTCCACCAAATGTTCCTAAAAGTGATAGACCAATAAACCAATATGGTAAGAATCTTGTTATGAGTATAATTGAAATACCCAATAGAAGTCCAGCAAGTAATTCGACTAGACTGTCATATCGTTTTATTGTTTCACCGTCTAGGATTGTTTGTAATGTTTGAGCAGATATAACGTAGTCATATTGTTCACCAATTGGTGTAGCAACAATACCACCTAATCCCTCTGCCGTCATGGCAATGATTACAGTAGTTCCAGCAAGTTCACTAAAGTCTGTCGATGCTGCACTTACCGTTTTAAATTCTTTATTCCATCTTACCCAAACTCTACCTTTAGTGTCTGTATTAATTGTCGCATAGGCAGGAACTCTCATTGCAATTATACCAGCATCATCTGCCTTGACTTGATATGATGGGTCGCCAACCGCAACTCGTATTGTTTCAATTGCCATATTTGGATAGACATCTTCACCTATCTTCATGAGTAATGGCACTCGTCTTACAACACCATCAATCTCTGGTGCTGTATTGATAACACCAACACCTGCTGTACATTCTGCAAGTTTAGGTAATGGTCCGACCATTCCATCCCATTCAAATAAATGTGGTAATGGATTGCCTATCTTCGCAACACCTCGTGGCACTGCGTTACTTGTATTCTTCTGTGCCGTACCAACCTGTGCAATGACCGTGCCATAACCTAATGCCTCACAAAATACATCATCACCACCCATTCTATCTTCTTCACTAAACAATAATGGCATAACGATAATGCCTGTTTGAGCATTTCTTAAATCAAAGATAAGTTGCGCAAGTACATCTCGTTTCCAAGGCCATTGACCATGCTTTTCAATTGCTTCTTCATCAATAGTAACTATTGTTACCGCATCGGACGGAGTCTTAACTTCGTTTTGTAATACATAGTCAAATGATTTAAGTCGTAGTATTTCTTTGACCCATGGATCTTGAAGACCAATATAGGTTAATGCTATAAGAGTAGCAAATGCAATAGACCAATGTGATAATATTTTCTTCACGTTAACTCAAATCTATTGTCAGTAATTGTTTTAATTTTTTTTGGTTTTATCTTTTCCATTTCATCAAACTTCTCTTTCCATTCTTCTTTTTGAATATCTATTTTAACTCCAGGTGTTGCTGCTTTAAGTCCGTGACCGAAAAGCAATATACACGAATATCCATTTTGAAAGTCTGCTATGATGGTATATGTTCCTGTCTTAGCATTATAATATTGAATGACTGCTGCCTGATACATCTTTGGTGCTGCTTGTGGTGTGTCTCCTGGGATTTGGAGAACGCCAACACTTTCGACCGTCGGCACTTCTTCACTCGCTTCTATTAACTTTATAACTAGATCCGTTGGACCACAATCATAATACGCAGGCCATTTCTGAATGGGATTTTGTTGTGCCATAACTGGCATTGCAAAGAAACCTATTACTGTGATGACTATTACGCTCACGATGAGCGGAAAGTATTCTTTTAACAACTTCATTGTACGAACTCCTTCAAAATTAATTTCCCCATAAGAGTATTTAGTTAATTCTGTGTTACTGTTGCAGAACAAGTAGTAGTAGCACAAACTTGTGATAAGTAATAATTTTGGTCTGTACTGCTATCTTGTGTCAAGGTTATTGTGGTAGGATTACCACTTAAAATTAAAGTACCATCATGGTCACCTGAACCGTCTTGGGTTATATCTAATGTGTGACTATCTGTTAAAGTAATATCTAAAAACATATCGCCTGTGCCCTTTTGGTCTACAGTAACATTATTACTACCATCAACATCTAAAAATAATACCTTATCTCCTGTTTCTGTTTGGTCAATATCCATGACATTGCTATCACCAATAATTGTAATGTCAGCATAATGCTCACCTTGATTTGATAGATGTGTTTGGTTTAAATTAAGAGTATTTGAAGCACCTGTTATATCGATTAGTGCACTTTGATTTAAGTTTTGAGTAATATCAACATCATTTGAATTGCCATCAATATCTATTCCTATAATATTGTTATCATTAGTTTGTGTTATAGTCAACTCAATATTATCCCCTGTGATGACACCAGCAGCAGATAAATCTGGTCCTATAACCAAATTATCATCACCATCTTGTGTTATATCTAAATCAATACCAGTGCCACTTTGAGTGATATAAATTTTATTACCACTTTGAGATGTAGCACGTGTGGTGTTAACTTTTGTTTGTTGGGTAGAAGTTATTTCCGATGCTGGTGTACTGTTATATGTACTTGCTAACATAGTACGCATAGCGTTCATCCAGTTTTTATTGTTGTTGGTATAATATTGGCTATGTGAGTTATAGTTTATATCTGTAATCACAATAACTTTACCCGAATATGCACTACCCAATTCACCATCAGAACCATACCATACTGCACCAACAATATTTCCACTACTATCCTTTGCAAACCATGTACCATCACCAGTTGAACTTATTATACCACCAGCGCTAAATGTAACAGTGCTATCAAAACCATCTAACCAATCACCCTGATGTTGGGTTACACTAGAGCTAGAGTAACTATTGCTAATTGTAACATTACCACCACCTATCTCATCTTTAATAAATGTTGCTATATTTTGGTTTCTAACACCACAACAACCAGGATTTTCCGTTTGTAGATATAGTGTACCACCCCTTGCAAGTAATGCTTTGTAAGCAGTCTCCATTGCTGATGTTAAAAGATGTGTTCCGCCTTGACCGTGTCTTAAATCAAATATTTGTTCATAAGAGGTTGTACTAGATGGAAAGTTAGAACCATTTGAATTAGTATTAACAGATGTTACAGTATGTCCAGCATCTTCTAATCTATTTTTCCACTTAAGATGTGAGTTTTCATAACCTTGATGTATAATCAAGACATCTTCAGCAACCACTGTTGATGACAATGAAAGTAATATAAAGCATATTATAAAACTACTGACTTTGAATAATATTGATTTCACTCTCTGTTCCTCCCAATTCAAAATCTAGTAATTCAAAATCTCCCATTTGTACATTCATTATATAACTATTTTCTTGTTCGAGTCTTAATTCTACTACACTTCCACTTGCTGCTTCTCTGTGCCAATACCATTCTGGGTCTTCATCAAGTATCGTAATTCCTGTTTCTTTATCCGTTCCTAATGTTATATCACCTTTTGACTTTTTCTTTTTTTCAAGTTTGTCACCCAACTTCAGTGCCAACTGTATGTTCAATTGGTCTAAAATATTGCCTAGAAAGTTCTGTGCTAGAAAATCTCTGTCAAGCTGACCTACATCATCCTCACCCTCTTGTTCTTTAATATAATCTTCCATTGATTTATCAAGTTCATCAAAGGCAAGCAAATCAACATCAAGTGCTGTTGCAGTCCTTTCATATTCAGCTTCTTGCTCTGCTTCTTCGATTTCTCGAGGTTGAGATATAATCAATAGATTGGTAATGAAGTTTTCTTCTAAACTTAAAAGAACAGGTTTCAATGGTTGACTTGAAATCGTTTCAACAGTTGTCGCCTGAAATGCCTGATTCATAATAATTTGACCAGCATCAGACTCAACACTTATTTCGCCAACGAAACAAAAACCATTTGTATCGCATGAGGGCAATAGAATAATAGTAGAACTACCAATCTCATCTACCGTCATTGTGAAGTCGGTTCCCCGAACACCAATCGTTGCGGTCGGTGTTTTTATCTGGACGTTTGTAGGATTGGTCTTTGCAATTTGACCAGAGGCATATCGTATTGTACCAAGTGCAGCTTTTAACGATAACGAACCTGTCTTTGTATTTGGGTCATAAACAAATTCGTCAATAACTAATTTAGAATGTTCAGTTACATCAACTCTTGTATCATCAATGAACCCAATGGCAACTTTACCTTTGCCAGTCTTAACAGTATTATATGAGAATACGTCTAAACCTTCTTCAGAGTCAACATCAACTCCATCTTGTTCAATAACAGCATTACCTGTATGCAGAATAACGTCACCGATGATATTAGCGTATGATGAAAATGCTAAACACCATAATATAATAACAAGATTAATTCGTTTGAATAATATCAACATCTGCAGAAGCACCATTAGTTGTCAGGGTTATTACATCACCTGCTCCACCTTCTTGCAAGATAACCATGTTTGCACTGGCACCATCTTGTGTTAGTGTTAACGTACTTGCATTGTCTTGGTCTATGTCATATGTGCCACTAGAACCGTCTATGTCCATTGTTACAGTACCAGTGCTTGTTTGTTCAATACTGACATTTGCACTAGCACCATTTTGGTCTAGTGATATAGTGCCTGTTGATGTTTGGTCTATATCAAAAGAACCACCAGCACCATTTAATCCATCACCTGCGGTTGTGAATACTGCGTGGCCTGTTTGATTTATATTAACCGTCTTCACTGCAGAAGATGTACTTCCAGTTGTTACCAGAGTTATAGTGCCACCAGCAGTTTGATTAATATCTAAATTCTGAGAGTCACCAGTTGTTGTTACGGTTGCTATGTTGTCATAAGAACCCGATTGGACTACATCAACATCAGCAGTAATACCTGTTTGTGTCATAATTAAAGTATGACCATTAACATCTCCATTGTCGTCAATGTTAATTAGATAGTTATTTGTATCACCATCAATAGTTAATGTCAGTATTGCACTTGTACCATCAATTGTGGCTGCAACAACAGTACTATCTGTACCACTCTGACCCAGGATAGTTACGGCTGAACCATCTGCCGATTTAGAGGAAGTGTTTGCTAAATCAATATCAATGTTTTGTGAATTACCTGTAAAGGTGATGGATGCTGTTATGCTATCACACCCTGAAGTAGAATCGCCACTGTCACAATTAAAGTCAATATCGTTGCTGTTACCAGTTGTGGCAAAAGTACCAGTGAAACTATCGCCATGAATATCAAAGGTGAGTAAGTTGCTAGCACCTACTTGGTCTATATTAAAGTTCGTTGCTGATCCCGATGCTGTTGATGCAGTTGTACTATTGCCTACCTTGTTTCCGTCGCCGTCTTGTAAGACATTAAAAACTAATGATGCACCTGCTTGTGTCACATATATCTTGTTCGTTGCCATTGTTGACATACTAACGAGAATCATAATAAAGAAAGTTAAAAATCTCAAAATGTTACTCTCCTTTATTGGTTTATTTTCTCCGTATTTGGATGTGGCACCCAGTCATCGAGTTGTATTAAATCATTAACTAATACTTCTTCTATTGGAACAGAATCCACATTACTATTTATCTTATCAACGTCGGCAACAGCAAGTTTTATTTCACCCCATTCCCATAATCCTATCTCCTTACCTTCATAAAGCATTTGTAATATTGCGTATTCAATAGCAGTGCGAATTGCATAATTAACTGGTTCATTTGCTGCATTGCCAGCTTCTATCTCTAATGCTCGTGTGCCCAAATCTAAGAACTTAAATATATCGGCACCGTTGCTGATACTTGCAATTGTTTTCGTTGATGATACAGTCAATAGAATCTCACCTGTCTGTACTGCAATGAGTCTTAATGAAACTGTTACTTGGTCTGTTCTGTATTCGTCATGTAATCCTAAACCGAAATATCTCGCACCAGCACCACCACTTGTTATGTTAGTATCATAACCAACAACACCACCTTCTAGTAACAGACCAGCAAATAACATAGGTTGTAGTGAATCTACACCTTTTTCACCGTCATATAGTTCTCTTGTGTTTCTAATTAGTTGTCGTTCTTTAACAACGTTATCTAAACTTGCTCTCTCGACAACAGTAAACCAACCTCCATTATTAACTGCCATGAGAGATTGTATAACCCAAACATCAGCACCTTGTGATACTGCTGTTGATAATCCAGTTTCTTTTCTCTGTCCTGTAACATCAGGAAACTTATAAACCGCAACAGTAATCTTTACTGGATTGCCCTCTCCATCTGTTGGAGTGTTTATCAAATCAGGCATCTCTTGTAACAATTCTTTTGTTGGTGTTCCTTGAACAAAAGGCATTTCAGGTTCAGGTGCTGTTATGGTTGCTGTTGCACACCCACCAAGCAAACATGATAATATAATTATTGGTAATGCTTCCATTAGAATTTGAAATCCCCAACTGGTACAATCAATTGTGTTACAGTTCCTGCAGCATCAGTAACAGTTAATGTAATTGTTGGTGCTGGAGCACCTGCTTCATCTACTGCATCTTCATCCTTTTCCCAATAGACTGTTGAACCATCAGGCAAAGTTGCTGAACCACTTAAAGGACATTCTGTTTCATCAGTCTCAGTATCTTCAGTACAGTTCGTGCCGAACATATTGTCAACCATTTGTTTCGATAGGTTTGCAAAGATACGACTCTCTACATTTGTTACAAACTTTGCTAGAGTTGTGTTTTTTGCCTCACGTTCAGCAGCTTTTTCCTCTGCTTTTGCGTCGTCTATTACTGCCTGTTCTCTTTGATGTTCTAATTGAGCAATTGATAATACATGAGATGACCATCCAACCCCAC